TGCCAACCTAGTGTGTAATGGGACATGATAGTTTCAACTCCAGTACAATGTTATTTATTATACTATACTAAGTAAAAATACGCACTAATGTGTGGACTCACACACTTAAAGTATAAATGCTAACAAAAGTCCTATTAACACACCCTCACCAAAAGACAACCAAAGTAATTTGTAGTCTGTAAGGTTTAACCACTTCCTAACCTTTCGAATAATTTTTTTATGCCACATTGCAGCATCATCTAATTTCTGTCCAATATGCCAGAAAATACTTCTCTTCTTTTTCTTGTATGTCATAATTTAATTAACAATTTTTATTAAGATCTTCAGCTAAATTACCACCTAATTCAGAACCTTGCTCTCCACCAAACATTGCTACCCAACCAGCAGCAACCCAACCAATATAAGGGATATTGGAAAGAGCAGGAGCAGCACTAGCACCAATACTTGTCCCAACCAATTTGCCTGTACCTTCTGCGGATCCGATTGCTTTAATACAGGCTTCACTTTTTCGGGCAGAATTTATCTCATCTACCTGTGCTTGTGTCAAACCAGGTTTTTGATCTAACCAAGACCTTTGATTAGATACAGCACCACCTTGATTAGTTTGACCATCCATGAAGTACTCTTCTGTAATTTGAGTAGTTTCATTTGCCAAACCTAAGAAACCACCCTTCTCTTTGATGTCCCTCGTAATGAATGCTGTCTTGGGATCGTTTGCTGTATAACTTAACTTATATCCTTCTTTATCTGCTTGTATCACATATGATGTATAAGGTCCTACAGGTGGACTTATAACTGGTACGCTTGCTTTTCGAGTAGCAACACCAATCAGACCTATATGAGATAGACCCAAAACTCCACCCAATCCAAGGGCAAACCACTTTTTCATAATAAAACCTCCTTATTTTTTAGGTGGGGCAGCATTCGGTACGATTGTTACTGGTGCTTGCTCAATCCTAATTGTTTGTGCTGGTGCAGTCTCAGATGCTTTTGCGATTAGAAATTCCATATCTTTCTTGGATATGTTTGCATCGCCACCACCTGCTCCATTCTTCTTCTTACCTGCTGCTTGGACACCAAAGGTAGCTAAAGTTCCTGTGAAAACCGAAGCTATGAAAGTTGGATCCAGTTTCTGTTCTGGTATATTGAACGCTGCTGGCAACTTAACATATGCTAAAGTTAAAATACCTGCAGACCATGTAAGAACAGCAAGTCTCACAATTGTAGATAGAAATGCGAGTTGCTCTTCCTTATCGTCAATATGTTCTTTAAGTTTTCCAAGAGGTCCTTTTGTTTTTTCCTCTTCAACCTTTTGTTCTGGTTTCTTATCTACCATTTTGAGCAATATAATGTACTCTTATTTAGCAAAATAAGTTTTGTAATATTTTATTATTCCAGAAGTAGTTTTAAACTTACTTACCCATTCATCTGCACATTCATAAATGGCACGATTATTATCAAAATTTTGAAGTAAGATTGTTAATGCCTGTCTTCGAAGATGCATTTGTGATTCTGAATAATTATTCATCGTAGTCGCTACCATTACCAATGTATTCTAATGAAATTATTTCTTGATCTTTATAATTATCAGATAACCATTCATCAAACTCTTGACGTATTGAATCACCGTTCACAACCTCTTCAAAATCACCACGAGAGCAAAGTTCATTGATACGACTAAGAGACCAATCGTATGTATCATTCACTGATTCTTTCAAAGTTGCCATAATCTTTACGCATATAACGTCCTAATATATTGCTATTATAATATGCAGGTTCACCGTTGTCAAGTGACTCCATCAATACATTATGTAAGAATAATTGTTTTGTCTCTTCGTAGTTTACTTTTCCAAGAGTTGTGTGGAGGGAGAGGATTTCTCGTTTGAAAGAGTCTCTGCCAAGAGTTTTAATGTCTTGTTTAAGCTCGTCAGAGCTTCCGTAATATCGCTTCCAGTCTGATTCACTTGTAACTCTTCGCTTTCCTCCTTTTGGTTTTCTCTTCTGCACGAAGTACTTTCTTCCAATGTAGGACTTGCTGCTGGTGGTATTTGTGATGCGATAGACGAATCCATAATAATCCCCAATGTCATCAGAAGTAAAAGGTTTTCCCTCATACATCCAAGGATTCTCATAGTCAACTGCCATGCAGATTTCATGTTACTCTTTATTATATATCAGTGATATCTTGTAACTTGAATAGTGAGATGAATTCAATGCTATTATCTTCCCATACCTTATGATCATCTTGTCTGTCAACAATTGCGACAACACGATTTACGATGTAACCAGCATCTCTCAATACCTTCACTGCTTTAAGTGCACTGCTACCTGTAGTGGTTACATCTTCTAAGACTGTAACAACAGACCCCTCTGGTGGTTTATTACCTTCGATTACTTCTTTTGTCCCATATCCCTTTGGATTCTTTCTTACAATCAGAGCATCAATATGTTTGCCAGAGTAGTATGCTTTCTGTGCGATACCGCAAACTAATGGGTCAGCACCAAGTGTAAGACCGCCAACTGCTACTGAGTTTTCTTCTACATGTTCGATCATTAGATGAGAACACAACGCATTACCTTCGCAAGATAAAGTAACAGGTTTGCAGTTTATATAATGCTCTGATTTTTTACCAGATGATAAAGTAAATTGTCCGTGCTTGTATGCTCTTTCTTTTAAGAGATGTAATAATGTTTTTCTATGTGTTTCCATTGTGTGTTCTTTCAATCGCTAATAAAGTATCAAGTGGAATCCATGTGGGATTCTCATTGTCAAATTGTACTTCAACTTCAGTAAGTAATTTTTGATAGAATCTACTGTAAGTTTCCCTAGTGTTTAATACACTACCAAAGGGACTCATCATTTTAACCTCCAACTAGTTTATCATATTCATCCGCAGCATCGCGGATTGATTTTTTAAGTTCTTCAATATCCCAGACAATCTCCTCAGAGTTTGAATCCTGAGAAGGTGTCTTTTTTAACATCTTGTTTGATTCCTCCGACGACATAACTTTCTACCTCTGTTTCTTGTGGAGCAACTTGTAAACCCTTGGAACTAATCCAGTGTTGTGTCCAAGGTAATGGATTGTTTCTTGCTGGAATGTCATATACAGGTTTTAGACCAATAGATTTCATTCTCTTATTGGCAATCCATTCAACATACTGATGAAGTAATTTATCATTCAAACCAATCATACTACCATCTTTGAATAGATACTCTGCCCATACTTTCTCTTCATTGACACATCTGTCAAACATGCTGTATGTCCACTGCTCTTCTTCTTTTACAATCTCTTTCATCTCAGGGTCATCACCTTTTCTCCAGTTGTTGATAATATTTTGGGTGATTGCAAGGTGTTGATTTTCATCTCTGGCAATGAGTGATATAATTTTTGCAGATCCTTCCATGAGCTTGAGTTCACCAAAAGCAAAACTACAAGCGAAAGATACGTAAAAACGGATACCCTCAAGAATATTAACATTAGCGACTGCCCTATATAAGTGTCTTTTTAAATCTTTACGAGTCCAGACTGATGTTGGTGATGTTTTCCATCCATCTTCCCACATGTGTCCTTGACCCCATTCCTGTGCGTAATTAATGAATGTGTCATATGATTCTGTCACACTCGCAGCACGTTGTAGTATGCGATCATCTGTTAGAATTTTATCAAACACTTCTGATGGATCTGGATAAACATTCTTAATTACATAAGTGTAAGAACGTGAATGTATCATCTCCATGAATGACCATACTTCCATACACGCCTCTAACTCAGGAAGTGAGACATATGGTAAGAATGCCATACCTGGTGCACGACCCTGCACAGAGTCAAGCATAATTTGATACTTAAGATTTGAAGTATAGATATGTTTCTGCTCTGGACGTAGTGATTGATAATCACCACGGTCTTTCTGTAAAGATACCTCTTCTGGTCTCCAAAAATATCCTAACTGTTGTTTAGTTAAATTTTCAAATTGATTATATTTAAAATTGTCATACCTTTGAACACCTAAAGGTTTTCCAAAAAACATTGGTTGTTTCTTGGTATCTACCTCTTCGGTATTGAATACTGTCATACCTTTTACTTCTGACATTGCACTCCTATCTGCTGATATTTTAAATTGTGCAGGATTCACACTCTTCCTCCGATGTGTTTAAGATTTCTGAAACGAGATTGTCAAGTGAAGCAGGTTCTTCTACTTCATCTGTCTTGATATCATATGTATTTTGATAGTAACTTGTCTTCCAACCATACTTATAAGTGGTTAAAAGGTCTTGTGCCATCTGTGATACGGGCACTTCATTGTCTGGATAATGTTCTGGATTATAACTCCAGTTACCACTGATTGCCTGATCAAAGAATTTTTGCATCACGGAAACAATATTTATATATCCAGTATTGTTAGGCATTTCCCATAACAATGTGTAGTTGTTTTTCAAAGTTCCATATTGAGGAACAATCTGCTTAAGAGGTCCTTTCTTTGACTTCTTAGTGGACAAGTATCCTCTAGGTGGTTCGATTCCGTTTGTTGCGTTAGACACAACGGAACTGCTCTCCGATGGCATTTGTGCGGACAAAGTTGAGTTCCTGACTCCGTGTTCCTTGACAAGTGCCCTAAGAGAATCCCAATCATATTTTAAATTGTTCGGTACAAGTTCATCGACATCTTTTTTGTAGGTGTCTATGGGAAGTATCCCCTGACCATATTTAGTTCGAGAAGAATATTCACAAGCACCTTTTTCTTTGGCAAGGTTCACTGTGGACTCAATCAAATGATATTGGAATGCTTCTGTTAAATCATGTACCAATTCCCATGCTTTTGGGTCTCCATATTTGACACCTTGCTTGGCAAGATAGTGTGCGAGTCCAATGTAACCAATACCGAGGGAGCGTCTTGCCTTAGTAGCGATTTCTGCTGCTTCGACTGGGTAACCTTGAAAATCAATGAGTTCATCAAGACTCCGAACACTAAGATCACAAAGACTTTTAAGATCCGAAACATCCCTAATTTTGCCAATATTGATAGCACTAAGAATACAGAGAGCAATTTCACCAGAGTCATCGTCAATATGTTGTATAGGTTTAGTTGGTAATGTAATCTCTTGACACAAATTACTCATCTCAACTTTATCAATAAAAGATGAGTGAGAATTACAATGGTCAATATTCATTATATAAATTCTACCAGTTTCTGCTCTCTCTTTCAAGAGGGCAAGTATAAGTTCTTGTGCACCTATGCTAGTCTTGGGGATAGATTCATCAGATTCGTAAGTTCGATATAAATCATCAAATGATTCAGTCCCAAAACTGTCGTAAAGGTTAGGAACATCGTGAGGAGAAAATAATGTAATTTGTTCATTGTCAATAAATCTTTGGTAAAATAAAGCACTCAACTGAATTGAGTAATCAAGTTTGCGAACTCGATTGTCCTCTGTGCCTTTGTTGTTTTTAAGAACTATTATGTCTTGGATTTCTTGGTGCCAGATCGGAAAGTGGACAGTCGCTGATCCCCCTCGTATGCCATTTTGAGTACAACATCTGACAGTTGCCTCAAACTTCTTGAGGAACGGTACAACACCTGTGTGCTGAACTTCCCCGCCTCTGATTTTAGCGTTGATCCCACGGATGCGACCTGCGTTGATACCAATCCCAGCCCTTTGTGCGACATAACGACCCACGGCCATATCACTACTAAAAATACTATCCAAGGTGTCGTCAATATCAACCAGAACACAAGACGCATATTGCCGAAGAGGTGTTCTAACTCCAGCCATGATGGGGG